TCAGTAACATCTACATAGAGAATCTTCACTGGTTCGTGTTCACCTTTCCAAAAACCTTCGCCATCAATTAGCGTGCCATATTCCATCCTTGGCACTATATTTTCCCTTATGAATTCGTCCATTAAAAAGTCATTAACTGTGCCTCCGTTAGGTATCATTCTACCCATAGAAAGTTCGAGTCGTTTCATAATAATTAGGAGAGAGATTAGGGTGAGAAAAAAGAACATAAAAGAGGGGGAATTGCACCCCCTAAATGTTATTTAAGAGGAAGGATTGGGCATGAGTTTGTGTAATTAACTACCTTGGAATCTATTCCACAATAGTTTAACAAATACGCTTCAATCTCCTCTGCAAAATGTTTAGAATTAAACTCAGATTGAGAGTCTAATGTGAAGTCACAAGTGAAGCGAAATGTGGTCATAATTAACACATTGCCTCAAATCTTGCGTAAGTAAGTTGTTCTAGATTGTCTCTAGTTCCCTTACTAAATGATAACAATTCGTCGAGCATTTCAACTGTTAGTTTGTTACTTAGTCTGAAATCTTCATAAACTTCGTCATAAAGATTTTCGAGGATTGATTCATTAATTAGATCAGACATTGGCAAAAAACTTGTTAGTGAAGGACTCGTAATCATCAGAATTGATGTTATCGGGAAGACCGCAATCTTCAAAGAAAGTAATCATGTCGAGTAGAACTTGATCTTCTTCAGATGTTAGTCTGTAAGTAAATTCGTTCATTAAATGAATTAATTTGTTTACTCTTTAATAATACACGGTCACAGGCACGAATAGGGCAAATGTAACGGATTGTGACAGAGGCAAGGACAGTTTTTAAATTGTCCACCGTGTATTAGATAATAAAAAGGGGCATGATATGATGCCCCTAATTATCACTTAGTGGTTTAATTCGATTCCAGAGTAGAAAGGAATTGTCCCACCTGATTGTAAATTAACAAACCAATTCCAATTCTTTTGATATACACCAGAACCAACATGAAAGTCATCTAAAATTGCATTTAGTCTTGACTTTGTTGTTACTGATTGCCACCCACCGTCAAAGAGTTGAACAAAATGTTGTGAAACTTTGGCGATAAAGTTGCCGTGTAAGTAAACTAAAGCGTCGTTGGAATCGTTGATGACGACTGCGGTGTTACCACTTCTCCAGTCGCGTCTGCCTCTAATAGCAGAATTCATTTGAGATTCAATCTTACGCATGTGAAAAACATTTGTTTTGTTTACTCTTCTATTATACAGACGACTGAGACCAAATAAGGCAAATGTAACGGATTACAACAAAAATAAACCAGTTTGCCAACTGGCACATAAAAAACGGACTCTTTAGAGTCCGTTGATGTAATCTGAAATTGCTTCGATATATTCATCATAAGATGAATAACGATCTTTGAACTGTTCGGGAACTTGGTTCTGATTTGAGACCACGTTGTGACGGTTGCAAGATTGTCTGATTTCTCTCGCGGTGTATCCCTTTTGAGTGAGGTTAGGGAAAAACTCGTTTAAGTTTGAATCGTTCATATTGACAGTCTAAACGATCAGGCATAAAAAAACGGCGTATGTAACGCCGTTGTAACAATTAAAGTCAGTTGTTAGACTGTCCACCCTTTAACCTGTTTAACAAGTTGGTTGTGGTAGGGTGTTACAAATGATACACCCTTTGAGAAATCTGAAACAAGCATGGTAATCTCATAATTGTGGATTGCCCATCTTGTTTTGATGTCTGACCAATATCTTTGTGGTGATATTAGTTTTGAAGCACTAGGACGTTTGACTGTCTTAAGTGTTCTTATTTGAGACTTAGTAGTCTTGGGGGTGGACACCTTCGCAACTGTCACAGTTTTGACTGCTGGTTTGGTTGTCCTTGCTTTGCGTGTTCTGGTCTTGCGTGCTGGTTTTGCTACGGTTGACTTAGAAACAGTTGAAGCAGTTGGCATTCGTTAAAAATCGAATTTACTCTTCTATTATACAGACGAACAGTTGACAAACTTGATTCTCGTAACAATTTGAAACAAAAAAGTCCAGTTTGTCAACTGTCCACTATTTCAACTCTCTGGTTCCCTGTAATCCTTAAACTTGTTTACTTTCTTTTTACCTGATCGCTTAACATTTTTGACTTTATAACCATAATCCTCGAAATCTTCATCAAATTGTTGATAATCTGTATATGAAGATGACTTAATATTATGTGTACTCATTGGAGTAAATTAACCTCGATTGTTAATAATATTTATTTTAGATTATGATGTGGGACTATCAACTAAGACACCAGATTTGCGTGCTTGACTAATAAATTGTCCAACAGATCCTCCATCTTGATCTAATTCATTGGATATTAATACTGAGCATAGATTATTAGTAAATTCTGCTACATTTTCGCAGTTATACTCATAATTCTTGTCAATATTGCTATTAAATGTTACAAATACTTGATTTTCTTTAGTTTCTACTGAATTAATTGCAGAACTAAAGAAATTAGAGTAAAGTGTCATTGTTTTTAATAATAAAATGGTTAATATAAGAGTTTTCCACAGATTGTGGAAAAATAGGTTATAACAAATACTAAAAAGACTTAAAATGTTAAAAAAACAAGTTTTAAGACTTTATAATATTTTAAATAACTGAAAAAACGAACTTTCGAGACTTTTTGAGTTTCTCTGAAGTCCATAAGTTAATCATACACGCTTTTCGAGTCTTTTGGGGTCACCTTGTGCCAGTTTCTGAACTGTCCTCGGAATGTTACAAAGTGTTTCGGGGTGTTGACATTTCGTTCGATACATGCCACGCTTAGACAACTACTACACCGCACCTAACTATGTTTTTTTAATGATTTTAAAAGTTTTCCACAACACCCTCGACAACTGTGGAAAAACCCTGTGATACCAATGTGCGGATAATGGTACAAGGATACTATCCTATACTATCATTTCATCCTCCTGTATTCATTCAATTGATGCAACATAATGTGAAAGGCATCACGAATATCTTTGTGTATATACTTCTCTTCTTCATCATACACACCACCATCATATTCTTCTGCTATCCATCTTATACTTTCAATTACTTCTTCACATTGTGTTTCATTTAATGAGATGTTCATACTATCTCCTCTCCTAATCTATTAAATGATTTGTCTAATGTTGGTACATATAATACACCATCATCTTTTAACATAGTAAGTGTATTCATTAACCAATTGTTATTAGCAATGTGTTCACTCAATGTTAAATTAGTGAAGTATGTTTGTGACCAATTAGAATAGAATGGGGAGTCAGTATATGTTAATTGTTTCATAGTTCCTCCACACTATTGATGTCCCACTCTGAAACATATTCATCTTCTATTTCAAATGAATTGATGTCAGCATGAGCAAGTTCTCTTGCCTGTTCCTCTGTATCTGCTTCAACTAAGATAGTGAAGTAATTGACTTCAGAGCATTCTATTCTAAACTGATTCATTATACACCTCCATCAACTGCTATCATTTTACGATAGATGTCATGAGAGATATAATCTCTTATATCATTTGAGAGATCAGGGTCATACTTTGTTTCTACTCTCTCTTTGAGTGAGAAGTAAGTCGGTTCAAATATCTCAAAGAGTCTATTGAACTCGGTGTCTGTTAGGATTAATGTTTTCATTGTTCAAGTTTTAGACGTAAGAGTGAATCAACAACCGATTCCATAGTTGCTTTAGAAAAACCAACTGCATAGGGATAATCTTTTGTGTAATCATCACTATTCTGTTCTGAAGCACCATAACATACTTCGATTGATTCATTGAGTGACTTAATGATTTGGTCAACAATGTAGGTTGGAATTTCAAGTCTTGAATACGGCATTGATCTCCATGTATTTGAGAGGGGGCAACTCAGATTGGCAGTTTGAGATTAAATCCTGACGGATCGCCTTGCCCCCTATGTTTCTATTATAGTATGATGAAATAGTATTTCATGCACCTATGTGCCACTTATTCAACTGGCACACCCCATGTCTTTTTCATATTGAAGTTTGCATAACTGAAGCGTTGACGTTTGATAAGTTTGTATGTACCATACTTGTTAGTCATCACATAACCCTCATGTTCATAGGGTTGACCATCAATAAGGCACTCAACATCTTTTGATGTAACGATACCTTGCATCAATAGTTCTTTAACTTCAATAATCATATTGTATAAGTGGAACAAGTTTTTTGAGTATCCTGTATCACTTGCAAGTTGGTCGGGGTTAAGTTTCTTGCCTTCCCTCACATAACTGTTGACAATTACCTTTAGTGCTTTTCCTTCCTTGAGCGTGGGGAACTCGGTAAAACGTACCAACGTGCGGGCGAGAGTGAGCAAGAATTCAATCTTGACACTTAGGCGGTTATTCATAGTAGCATGAGTATCAACTTGATAGTGTCCTAAGTTGCGACAGTCAAGATTCCTATAATTATTGGGTCGATAATGGAATACTGCATCTAATTCTTGAATAGTTGCACCAATATACTGTGTATGAGTCGCTACAACTACTGACTGTTTGATGACCTTATCAAATTTGTATGTGATAGTATTAGGTTTGTAGGTATCATTACCACCATAACCAATAAAGTCACATTGATACACTCCATGATCTGTAGGTAGAGTCTCAAGGCAAGTGTGTAGAATACTTGCTACATTTGGGATATGACCATGATTAGTTTCAATATCTGTATGAGTATAGTTTATCTTGATCTTCTTCTTATTGAATACTGATTTAGTGCCAACAAAGAATCTACCATTCTCAGGGTTGACTCCATACACAATAGCAGGGGCACCATCATACTTGACTGATATTTGATTTCTCTTGCTCTTCAAAAACTTGATTACATCAATAGCACCACTCTTACCAAGAGTCAGGATACTATCTTCTGGGTGCTCTAGGTGTTTGTTCTTCATACTACCATTATACACCATGGCAACAGGAAATCAACCACCTGTGTGCCAGTTTATAAAGTGGGTGAGAGAGAAACGTGGGGCGTTCGCAAGGTTTCACCTATACGCCCAAATTTACGCTATGGGAATCGCTTACACCTGTACCCCTACTGACAGTTTGGAATAACTACTCTACTGAATAGTCCTGATGTTCGGGCATAGCAACCACATGAGTTATCTCTCTCACATTTATATAATACTACATTGATATATGTTTACAACCACCTGTGTGCCAGTTTATTAAATGTCACAGTCAGGGTTGAGAAATTGTCTATTTCGCTTTAGTTTAGTAGTTGAAATATCAATTAAATCTTCTAACTCTTCTATAGAATTGGATAGGTTGTCATCATCTTTCTCCTCAGAATAGAAAAATAATGCTTCACTTAACAAGTTAAATTGCTTGTCAGTTAGTGTTACATTGATCTGATACATCTTACCTCATAGGTATGTTAAACGACATTATTGTCCTCTGTTTATTTGATTTAGATACTGGCGATTCATGTAACAATACAGAGGGGAAAGTTAGAATCTCGCCTTCATTTATTGGAGGCGCAATCTTATCTATTGTACCATAATAGGGGTTAGGGTGTGGACTATAGAATGTAGTAGGAAAATGCTCCTGTGGGTCAAACTCAACATACAATACACATGATATATTCATTAAACCATGATTATGAGCACCATGAAATTGTCCTATGGCATATCTCTGTGACCATAGTTGCCACTCCTCAACATTTTTGAAAGGGCACTCTCCTCCATATCTATCACTCAATATCTGTGTGTATTCATTGACTAACTTATCTAAATCAGTTTGCATTATGTCAACAAACTCATTAAGATATGGTGCTGTAGTCTGATACTTATAGTAGTCAGTCTGACATTCTATGATCTCATTATCAGTAAAATCTATTAGTTTTAAGAGTCTAGATTTCTTGTCACTCCAATCGTCTATCACAAATTTAGTGATATTAAATCCAAATAGATTTAGAGACTGAGCATTCATTTATGTTTGTAGTTTTTTCTGGATTTACGCCTTGGTCTTATACCTTTATCTCTTTTCAACTCCGCCTTAAGTTTCTTTAGAAATTTTAAGTGGTCAGGATACACTAATTTCATAAGGTCTTTTTTAGTTTGTCGAGACTCTCTAGAAATCTCTATCCACCTCAACATCATTTATATCTTGGAATGTGATATTGGCGATGTCTGAGTCAGTCCAATCTGTGATGTCATCAAGGAATAAATCTGCATCATCAAAATCATCTGCCTCGATCATCATTTCCTGTACTAATGCTTCAGCGTCCTCAAGTCGCACCTTGTCCACCAGTTTGCTCATCTGTGTGGCGAACTGCTCTTCCATAACTGAAAGGCATTGTGCTCGGATTTTGTCAATTTGTGCCATTGGTTTTAGTTACCATGTAGTTTGATTATACTATAATTTTAGAATATTTGCAACTACCTTGTCGCCCTTGATACCTGTGACTCTCCCTTAGTAAAGATAGTGTCAACAACTGACTGAAGGCGGCGTTCTGTACCAATACCAACATTGTTGTAAACTGGTACAAACATCTTGCCAAATGGTTTCACATAACCATTTCCATTGATGTTAGGTTTGAGAGCACCTGTACTAATCTTAAGTGCATCTTCCTTATGTAGTCGAATGACTCGACCAATAGTTTGTGCCATAGTGATTAGATCAAGATTCCTCAGTAGAATACAAGCAGTCAATCCGCTCACATTCATACCCTCTGAGAGAATAGAATGGTGGAACATGATAAACTTCTTGTCAGGGTCAGCACCCCACTTGTTCATCAAATTGAAAAATGTCTTACGAGTGACTTTCTTACCATTGATGATAGCACCATACTTAGATGTAATCCACATGACATTGTATTTCATAGAGTGACATACTGCCATGAAATCAGTACCAGTAATCAATCTGTGAATGTTTTTACTAGACTTAGCAGTGACCAACACTTTGTTCATGTGATCTTCATTTTCAAGAGCATCAAGAATCATACACCTGTCAATCTGCTCAACTGATTGATAGAACCCGATAGGATACTTGACTGACTTGACTTGAGGCGGTACGATATACCCCTTCTTAATCAACTCTGGAGCAGGGATCTCTGCAATTACCTTGCCATATACCTTCTCATTGTTCATACCTCTCTCTTGTGATGTATGATGTTTAGGTGTGGCAGTGAAGTAAAACTTACGTCTAGTAATGTTAGAGCGGTTCTTGACACTCTCAAAGAAGTTCCTCTGAACTGAATTGTGTGCCTCATCATAATATACTGTATCCGCTTCAACATCTTCCATGATTCTGTGAAGTGAATGGTATGTAGTAAAGATCAACTGATTCTTTGTACTGTTATGATGCCACTCTTGAATCTCTTTAGGATTAGTTGTAGTCTGGTAGTTAGTCTCTCCACTATGAACATGAAGCACCTCGACATTATCAATCTGCTCTAGGAACTCCTCACACAACTGTTGAGCAAGTAAGATTCTAGGAGCAACAACAATAATAGTCTGTGGAATAGGCATACTGAATCGCCACTTAGCATCAACAATCATACACATAGTCTTACCACCGCCAGTAGGTACAAGTACCTGACCACACTGGCGTTGCATGATATTTGTAATCTCTTTTTGATGATCTCTAAGTTGCATAGTCAGTTGTCTCAATAATCATAGTATAGGATAAAAAAAGACCCCTGCAAGGGGTCTTGTGCCAGTCTTAGAACTGTGCCAATAGTTTTTGAGTCTCAGGGTCAAACTCCTCTTTAACTCCGTTAATGTCCATCAACCAATCATCTTGCTCTAGTCCTTCAAATTCATCAATCTGTTCAAAATCAAAATCGTCCATAGTGTTCCGTTTGTTTACTCTCATATAATAGTGTAATTTCAATAATGTGCAACCACCTGTGTGTCAGTTATCCAACTGGAGGGGCGCCTGGTGCTTCAGCGGGCATTGCCTCCATATCAAATCTACTAGATGCTTTCTCTAGTTCCACCTTGCCCTTGAGAGCATTAACCTCTGCAATAAGAGTCTTAATGTCATCTTGCTGTTTGTATAGGGCAGCATTAACCATTGACTCTAGTGAAGTCAATCTCTCGTCAAGGTTGCCAATGGTTCGCATTGCTGCCTGTAGTTGTTTCTTAAGTCTATCAACTTGTTGCAACTTAGTCTTAGTAAGTGCTTCTGTATCTGATGTTAGTGAATCGTATCCCATGATTTATGTTACTCTTGGATTATTTAGATAGGTGTGGGTATTACCTGATATACAGATAACCACCCGCCCAGTCACAGTTTGCAAGCATCCATTCACGTTGATTAATGTCTCTCATATCAAATCTAACGTGTTTAGCAGGTGCTTTCCATGAAGCAGGTTTGTAAACCTCTCCTGTCATTTTGTCAACAAAAGCATGAACCCCTGCACTCTCATATTTGCCATTACGATAGTCATTCTGAATGATCTTATGATACTTCTTACCTGATGTGATAGTAAACTTCATACACTCTTCATCATTCTCAAGTTTGTTGATCCTCTCCTGTAGATATGGATTCATTTCTGTTGAGTTATTCCTGATGCAAGAGCGAACTGCATAGTTCTTGTACTGTTGCTCAAGGGCACGACAAAGTGTTTCAGTCCATTGAAGCACTTCAACTTTTGTGAGTGATTTTTCGAGTGTTGACATAATTCTGTTTGTATTGTTGTTTGTTAAAGAGAAAAGGGAAGGAAGGTAACAAACACAAAACCTTCCCTCCACATTCATATATTACTGCATTGTGGCGGTAATGCAACCACCTGTGTGCCACTACCTCAACTGTCCACTCCTAGTCAATCTGTGAATGTAGTAACCAATAAGAGCACCAATACCCATTTTTAACAAAGCACTGAAAGAATTATCAATCTGTCTGAAATTAATGTCTGCGCCTGTGCCATACTCACTATTCCTCAAATGATAGTGTGCGGTGTGTTTGGTTCTCATGGCAATAATATAATTGGGTGCGAGAAACAAAAACGAGGACTTACGTTACTTCAACTATGCAAATGCCTGTTCTGTTTCCCATTGTCATTATAGGGCATCTACTTATCCTTGTCAAGTTCTTTGTTTTCGTTGTAATTTGGGTTGCACTCATCTGTAAAAGATTTGTGTCTCTCCTCTGGTGTCAGTTGTACCACTCGCCAACCGTAGTCTCCATTGGTAACAATGGTAGGCATCATGTTCATTGATAGTGTGACTCTGTTGTCTCCTTTATTATGTTGGTAACCATGTATGATTTGAGAGGGAAATATCATCAATTCACCTTCATTCACCTGTATTTGATTGTCCTGATTGTAGTCTGTAAACTTCTTCCTCATCAAGGTTAGACTAGGCATTACAGGATAGTATAAACTCTCTTCTCTTGTGAAGTGTGTATTTACATGATCTTTTGTAACGTCAAAGTTCACATAATATATGCAACTTAAATAAGAATTACTATGAAAGTGTGGGTGTTGGTATCCACCTTTATCACTTATGTTATACCAACTGTCTGTAACTGCTACTGTCTCCTGTATGTAATGACCTTGCACTTCCTTTGCATAGTATTCTCCTTGTTGTTCACACCAATTTCTAAATCTGCCATATTTCATATCCTCATTTAGCACAGAGTAATGTCCAACGTGCTTTAACTCCTTTGAGTTTGCATTATATGATAACTGATTAACTTTCTGTTCTTCAATATCATCTAACATATTTTGTTTTACCTTATCGTGGAAGGGGCACTTCACAATAAGAACTGGCGTTGGCAGAATGTTTACTACTTCCATGTTATAAAATTGGATAATCCCATAGTTTACCTGACCTAAAGGTAGTTGTGGCAGTGTGTCTCTCTTCTTTAGTCAGAGGTTCAATTCTAACCTCATTGACATATCTAGGCATCAAATTACTTGATACTGTAATCCTATTGTTACTATAGTTAGTTGTATAACCATGGCAAGTATTAGCAGGCCAAAGTAACAACGAACCCTCTAATCCTACCACCTCATTAAGATAATTATACTTAGTTTGTTTCTCATTTGTCAACATATATGCAAGGTAATCAGGGTATTTCTGACTGTTATTTGGTCTGTAAAAATATGTTGGAGCGTGGACTTCATCATCAAAGTTTATATAATATAAGGCACAGACAGCAGCATTGATGTGAAAATGCGGATTCTGATTGCCACCTTCATTACATACATTTAACCAACTATCTGTCATTATAAAATCAGATGTATCGTAGTTAAGTATCTCTTTTGCATATATTTCTGCCTGTAGTTCTATCCACTCTCTGAACTCCTTGTACTTATCTTGAGATAGAGGCGAGTAGTAATCTAAATGTTCTAACCTTTTAACATCTGCATCAACTTTTTTATATTCATAATCATTGCCATGACTATTGATCTCATCAATGATTAATGACTTTATTTTCTCGTGTTCTGGATATAATACCGCACCTAATTTCAATGGCAATATATCTACAACTCTCATTAACTTGCACCTTTCTTTGCACCTAACCCATCAGGTCCCCAAACTGCTTCTAAGAATGAATCAGGTAACATTTCTCTTGGAGCGGCACTCGTATTGAAACTCATAGTAATCCTCTCGCCTTCTGTATTATTAACTCTACTTCCATGTTCTAACCACGAAGGAAATAGGTATAGATGATTCTCTTTAATTGGAATGTCAATCTCATATACTCCATAGGGTGTGGGTTGTATATTGTGAATACACATCATGTATGGTTTAAGTGGCGATACCACATAAAATTGTCCGAAGTCTCCCTCTGGTAACTGTAGATAAAAGGCACCACTAATCACACTAGACTCATGCCTATGTGTAGCAGTGTATCCACCTTTGGGCAGTATATTATACCATGAACCACTGAGAATTGCAGGGTAATTTCCTATCTTACTATTATAATCGTTCAAACATTCATGAAGCACATCTATTATTGGTCTGCAATTCTCATCATCTAACGGGTCCCAACCACCATGTGAACTGACACCATTGACAGCGAGTGAGTGTTCATTATTCTTGCCATTCTCTTTGATATGTTTCTTCAGATAGTCCAATCCAGGCGCTTCTGTAAGATCATACTCCTCTAATAATGTAGGAAATAAATCCATGTCACTCCCATTTACAGTAGTCTATATTAAGAACAACTCTTAGTTCAGCATCAGTACATGATGTGCCTGCATGAAGCATATCTCCTGAGAATATAACTGCTCTATTCTCTTTTGATACTACCTTTTGTCCGTCCTCAAAGTATGTATATCCATTGTTGTCATTCATATATAACACACAAATTTGATAGTCTGGCACATGAGTGTACTTACCTTGATGATCTTGGGGACCCGAAACATCAACGTGTAGAGGTTTCTCTACTATCTTAGGTGTTTTTGTAGTTGCATTAAACTTAACCCTATGCAAGGCAAGAGGGTTAAGTGAATTTAATACAGGGGCAACTATCTCAAATACTTCCGAGATAGGAACAAGATCAATATACAAGGCGTGACTGAACTGTGGGCAACCATCGCCTTCATGTACTGACGTAGGAGCGAAGTACCAAGGCATTCTCCCACTAAAGACATAATCTTTAATGGGGTCGAATACCTCAGAGGGCAAGAAGTTATCGTAAACTTGTATGCTCATACACTATC